CCAGCAGCCTTTACTAAGATCACAGAGCTTCGTAAGCAAATGACTGACTTCCGTATGGAAGACATAGCCAAAGCTGAGGGCTACATGATTGATGGTTTCGGCTCTATGAAAGAGTATTACCAGTCTGGTTTGGTAGAGATTATCGAGTTTGAAGGTGATCTGTACGACTCTGATACAGGCGAGTTGCGTGAGAATCGTATTATCACCATAGCAGATCGTAAGTATGTCCTCCGAGACATCGAAAATCCTAGCTGGTTTGGTCAGGATAGCAAGTGTAACGTAGTTTGGCGGGAACGCCCAGACAATCTGTATGGTATGGGCCCACTGGACAATCTGGTTGGTATGCAATACCGCCTTGACCATCTGGAAAACAACAAAGCAGATGCTCTGGATCAGACAATTCTTCCTCCGAAAGTTATCAAGGGTGATGTAGAGCCCTTCGAGTGGGGGCCGGGTGTTAATATCCATGTCCCAGAAGATGGTGATGTTACCATTCTTCCCCCAAATCAAGCTGCTTTCATGGTAAACAACGAGATTGGTTACCTGTTACAACTGATGGAGGAAATGGCTGGTGCTCCTAAAGAGGCTATGGGTATCCGTAGTCCCGGTGAGAAGACTGCTTTCGAGGTACAGCAACTCCAGAACGCCGCTGGTAGGATTTTCCAGAACAAAGTCAACAAGTTTGAAGTTGAGTTCATGGAACCCCTTATCAACAAGATGCTGGAACTTGCTAAACGACACATGGATGTAGTGGATGTAGTCCGGGTTATGGATGATGATCTTGGGGTTACTGATTTCATCAGCATTACCAAGGAAGACATTACCTCTAAAGGCAAACTTCGCCCAATGGGTGCTCGTCACTACGCTGCTCGTGCTCAATTGATGCAGAACTTGTCTGGTATCTTCCAAGGCCCACTGGGACAGATCATCGCTCCTCACGTATCTGCTAAGAAACTGGCTAAGTTGGTGGATGAGTATATGGGGTTCCAGCAGTTTTCCTTTATCAAGGATCATGCTGCTATCTTCGAGGGTAAAGAGACTCAAGCACTGATGAATCAGGCTTCTTCCTCTCTGGAAGGAGAGGCTGCACAGCCAATTGAAGAAAATATGGTTGGAGGTGCATAAAGTACTTGACAAAACTAGGTTTTTCCTGTATAATAGATATATAGAGTGGTAATTTATATCTAATGACAAGGAAGAAAAATGAAAGATCAAGTAAAAGAGGCGGTAGCTAAACTACATGCAGAAGGTAAGGGGACTAAGGAAATCTCAGACATATTAAATATGAGTTCTTCCTTGGTCTCCTACTATAAACGTAGGTTGGGTATAAAAAGAAAACATGCTCAAGAGAAACCCACTAGCAAGAGGAAGCTTAGGCTAGCTAGTACAGGATTGTCTCCTGCTGAGCTAACTGCGGCTGGTTTAAAATTCTCTAGGAAGAAGGAGAACTCGTCTAGGACTAATCATGAATTCACTGTTACTTTTGATGACATTAAGTGGAACACAGTCTGTCCTATTCTTGGAATCCCCTTAGACTACTTGTGTGAGGGGCGTACAGAGGGCTCTGTCTCATTTGATAGAACAGATTCCTCCAAAGGGTATGTGCCGGGGAATGTACAGATTATCTCTTGGAGAGCAAACAGGATCAAAAATGATGGGGTCTTAGCAGAGTTTGAAAAGATAGTTACATACCTCAAGAATCTGTGATGTATTAACCACTTGCGTGTAAAAGGAAATCGGAGTATAATAGTAGGTACAATGGAGAATAAATTAAAAGGTAAAGGTTCTGAAAAGTTATCTAAGGAGGAGGTTTATGACTTCCTCCACGGGTACTTAGAAGAACAGCTTAGTCTAGTTCAGCGTCAAGCTATGAGTGAAGAGTCTTTTACTAAGCCTGCATGGGCTGAGTATCAGGCCTTCCTTCTAGGGCAACAAAAAGCATTTAGTAAATTAATCGAATTAATCCCTTTGACCAAAGGTAAATAAATGAACACTGAATCAACAATCTTTTCGCCGACAAGCGAAAGTATAGCACCTGCAACATCCCCCTCCGTCTCTCTTCCACAAGAAGTGCAAGATTTGGTAGGGCAAGGTAAGAAGTATGCAACAGCAGAAGATGCTCTTCGTTCTGTTCCCCACGCGCAAACGCATATCAAGACTCTCGAAGGAGAGTTGCAAGCTGCTCGTGATGAATTGGCAAAGCGTCGTACTGCCGAAGAACTTCTGGATGAAATCAAATCTGGTATGAAGGCTCCTGAGACACCCTCTGGTAATCCGATTACGTCAGATACAGTAGCACAATTGGTTGAACAGCAGTTGGCACGGCAAGCCGCCCAACAAACCGCTGCTCAGAATGCTAGACAGGTTGTAGACACGATCAAAGCCACCTATGGTGACAAGTCTGAGGAATTTTATGTTTCTCTGGCTAAAGATTCTGGTCTATCTGTTGATGCACTTAATCGACTGGCTGCAACATCGCCTGCTGCGGTTCTGCGTTTGGCAGGACTCACTACTAAGACTCAAAACCCTCCTGTGGGTCGTCTCAATTCTTCGGTTAATACCGATCACATGCGAGATACGACACAAGACGTCAGTAATCTGTCCGCAAGGGTAGGTTCTGGGGCCACAACGAAACAGATGGTTAATGCTTGGAAGATCGCAGGTTTGAAAATCGGTAAACAATCTTAAAAAGGATAAAACATGTCTCAACTTACTACAAATACTACTGCTTTTATCGAAGCCCAGCAGTACTCGCAGTTTATTCTGGACAATCTGCCAGACTATCAACTGCCGGAAGGCTTCTACCGTGATGTATCGGACTTCGGTACTGGTACTACGCTTAACATCAAGACCGTTGGTACTGTAACAATTCAGGATGCACAAGAGGACACTCCTCTGGTGTACAATCCGATTGATACTGGTACGCTGACTATGTCCATCACCGATTATGTTGGTGACGCATGGCGTGTATCGGATGACCTTCGTGAAGATGGTTCGCAAATTGACCAACTGATGGCTATGCGCGCTGTGGAATCCACCCGTGCTCTGGCTGTCAACCATGAGTCTCGCTTCCTCGCTGTGGCTAACGCTGGTCAGACAGGTGCTAACCTGAATCTGATTAACGCTCGTCCGCACCGCTGGGTTGCTGGTGGTTCTGGTGTTACTACTCGTATTATGTCTCTGTCTGACTTCATTTCGATGAAGCTGGCCTTTGACAAGGCTAACGTTCCTGCCGAGGGCCGCATCGCTATCGTTGATGCAATTGTTGAGGCTTCTATCAACAACCTGACCAATCTGGTAAACGTGTCTAACAACCCGATGTTTGAAGGTATCGTTACAGAAGGTTTTGCTAAGGCCCATCGCTTTGTCAAGAACATCTTTGGTTTTGACGTGTATACCTCTAACCATCTGCCGTTGCTGACTGCTACTGAGGCTATCAACGCTTCTTCGTATGGTCTGGCTAACACGACTGCTCAAATTGGTGACGTTGCAAACATCTTCATGAACATTGCAGATGATTCGACTAAGCCGGTTATGCATGCATGGCGTCGTATGCCCCAGACAGAAGGCTGGCGTGACCCGGATAACCGTGGTGACAAGTTCCAAGTTACTTCCCGCTTTGGCTTCGGTGTTCAGCGTGTAGAGACTCTTGGTGTTATTCTGACCTCTGCGTCTACATACTAATCTAAACTAAGGAGACTGACATGGGTTTTGAACTCGATTCTAAGCGTGGTGTTTTTAATCACTACGGTGTACGTACAACTGACCAGAAGTTTGGTGGTGGTGGCAGCGACGAAGTGATCAAATTTGCCATCTGGACATTTGACTACGATGATCTGCCAGTTGGTGGTGCATCTAATCTGCAACACTCTATTCCGGCTAACTCTCGTATTCTGAGTTCCAAGCTGGAAATCATCACTGCCTTCACTTCCACTTCGACCACTACTGACCTCTTGGTTGGTTTGGAACAAGCTGGTGGTACAGACATTGATCTGGACGGCCTGATTACTGCTGCACAAGCAACTCAGACTACCATTGCAACTGCTGGTAATATCATTGATGGTGCTTCCGGTACTCCGGCTGCTCTTATCAATGCTACTATCGGTGCTGCTGCTGGTGAATTGATTGTTACTTCTTCTGCTGCTGACTTGACCGCTGGTCGTGCTCGTCTGATTGTGGAATACATCAAAGCTGGTATCTAAACCGGTATTGTTCTAACTAAAGGGCTGCTGGGAAATACTCAGTGGCCCTTTTTTACTTTGAAAGGAATTAAATCATGGCTTTGCCAAATCATAATGCAGTAGATTTCGAACGTATGGAGGTACGCTGCGATCAAGTTACAGCAGCTACCTCTATCACGGTCGCAGGTAACACAGTCACAGGCACAGAGTTTGCTGCGGTTGATGGTGTAACTGCTGGTACTGTGACTGCCTCTAAAGCTGTTATCGTAGATGCTAATAAGGATATTGCTAGCTTCCGTAATGTTACCTTGACCGGTAATCTGGTATCTGGTACAACTACTCTCTCTGAGGCTGATCTGGCCTTGGTGGATGGTATTACAGCAGGTACTGGTCTTGCCTCTAAGGCAGTTACCTTGAGTGCAGCAAATGCATTCACAAGCCCAACGGCGGCTAATACCAAGTTTACTTGGAGCGTTACTTCTGATTCTACAGATGCTGGTGTTAGTGTAGAACCGTTTGTCCATAATACTACTATGACTGGTGTTGGTGGTGTTGGTGGTCGTGCCCGGTTTGAACTGGACACAAACGTGGCTCTGGGTGGTTGGGCTAATGCCCTGAAAGCTCAGACTGAGTTTGGTGCTACGGGCGCTGTAACTGGTCTTGGTAGTGCCTTCGTAGCAGAGTTGACCCTGTCTGCTGGTACTGCTGCTGGTACATATGCCCCGGTAGAGATTGAACTGAATCTTGGTACAGGTGCTCTGACTGGTACAGCTACTTCTCTGGTCTATGGTTCTGTTAATGGTGCTGATGCTGGTACATTTGATACCAATGGCCACATTTTGAATCTGGCTGGTTTGACCGCTGGTGCTAATAATGTATTCCGCACCGGCCTGACTGCTGCTACAGTTAACGCCGCCACTACAGCTGCTCTCCGTGTTGTGATCGGTGGGGTAGCTTACTACATCCCACTGGCCACCGCTACGGCATAATATAGCTAATAGACTGACCCACCATGCCTCTCAATGAAGCACACTTTGGTGGGTCTTTTTAACAGGGAAATAACATGACTATAGAACACGCAATTATTCCTGATGCACAACTGCACCAACCCAAGGGTGCTTCTACTGCGGCTATAAATACCACCATCAAATCTGATGGTGCTGGAGCAACAAGTTGGAGCAAGATTGCTCCTCCTAATCTGGATGGTATTACTGCTAATGGTAGTGTTGGTATGCACCTTGACTCCAATGGAGACGGTACATGGAATTTGGACTATCTACCACACGGTTCTACATACTTCAACAACTATGCTGCGCCTTATGCTCAGGTATATGCTGCTGCTTATGCCAAGATGGGGATAACTACTACTGTATCTGGTACTCCAGTTGACTTTACTGAGGAGACCACCAATCGTCTTACTTACACAGGCCCTACTCGTCCCCACTTCAAAGTAAGTTGGGCAGTCTCTTTAGACCAAGCTACTGCTGGAAACCTAGATATTAGTATTGCCGTGTACAAAAATGGAGCAATCCTAGCCAACTCTGAGGGTCACTTCACCTCTGTCCCTAACATTAAGGTAATGCTGACTGGGTTCTCTGATGTAGACCTAACCCTAAATGACTATTTGGAACTCTGGATTTTTAATAGAGGAGGGGCTGGTAATATGGCTATTTACTCTGCTTCCATGGTTTGCGAGGAACTGTAACCATGGCTAAGAAGACACTCCTGCGGATTACTCAGGATATTCTCTCGGATATAGATGGTGATGAAGTAAACTCTATCAATGATTCGGTAGAGGCACTTCAAGTAGCTTCTATCATAGAGAATACCTACTACAGCATCATAGATGGTAAGGACTGGCCTTGGCTTAAGGAGTTGTTCCTTCTGACTGGTTTGGGGGATACAGGTAAGCCCTCCCATCTACAGATACCAGAAGGCATTATCAATGTCGAGTTTGTCAAGTACAACGTACGTACTTCCACTGATACCAATGATAAGTTCACTACTCTCAA